ATAAGCGTTATATCTTTTAGACTGTCATCAAGTGGATTGGTGACAGTCTTTTTTAGTTCCTCAACAATTTGTTGTCCATAGAGTTTTGCCTCTCGTTGAGTAGGAAACCCCTGTTTGGATTTTTGCTTCCATTTTATGCCATCTTTATAACTAACAATGATTTGGTAATTGCCATCTTTTTTGCGAACCGTCATATTGCATTGCATAGTTACACGTCCTTGCTATTAACCACGTGATAAAAGAATTCTTCATCGATATCTTCGTCTAATTCTCTTTCATGAGCGATCCGTTCTATTAGATTAATATGTTCTTCAGAATGGAAGTCATTGTGTTTAATATGTCCTAATTCGTGTAATACACTAACTCGTTGAGCATCTATTGGTTTATTTAAATTAACCAATATTGAATGACTGCCATCTTCATTAAGACGTACTACTGCTGTTTGTGTTTTCTTTAATTGCGTATAGATCAAGTTAATAGACATAACAATACTCTCCACTTATGATTTATTTAAAATAATTGATTGGGTAATGGATAATTAAAATACATATTATATGACTTATAGAATATATACATTGCCACTTGATATGCTGGAGAAAAAGGAGTTGTTTTACCAGTAGGAGCTTTCCCAGATGGATATGAAACTGTAGCTTTTAATATATTTCCGTCGAAGTCGAAAATAGTTATTGCATTTATTCTCCAATTTACCCCATTATCATTCGATATAGCGTTTACGAAGTCATCCATATTTTCGTATTTAGGTGCTAGCATTTTGGCACTTCTTTCATAATTAAAAAATGATGTTTGGTTTGTTTGTACAATATAATTGGTATCATAAAATATACCATATAAAGTAGCATTAATAACGTAATAAGGCGGATTATATCTTGATACTAAAATAGTTGTATTATCAACATAAACCTCACTAGTCTCATTTGAATATACCATTGTATATTGGCTAGAATTTTGACGGAGTTCATTTACAGAAATCGCATTACTTAAAAATGGAATAAATAATATCCAAATAAATACTAATATTTTCTTCATCTTATTTCCCCTCCCGTTTCTTTAATTTATCAATCAAATCCACAACAAAATCTATATCTTCCTTACTCATATCCTCGGCAGCATCAAATAAGATACGCATGCCGGGGTTATTTTTTAGTTTATTGGCATATTCAGATACTTCAGGGTCTATGTAATACGAATCATTTATATCTGACTTATCTTCAATTAAATCTGATTTTTCTACACCAAAGTAATGAGCCAACTGTTCTATTTTGTTCATTCTAGGCATCTTAGTTCCATTAACCCATGTTGAAACAGTTGATTTGTTTAATTTCAAATCAGCTACTAAATCCGCTTGTGTCTTTTTGTTTGCTGCTAATAAATTGCTAAGGTTTTGAGCAAACACTTTCTTGTAATTAGAATCCATAGTAAACTCCTATTCTCCTCTCCTGCGTATCTATATATTAATACTTAAAGTAGTAAAATACAATACTATTTTATAAAAAAGTTTACTTTTAGTATTGACATTCTACTTTTAGTAAACTATACTAATAATCAAAGGAAGGAGGGATAAATTGAAGAGATTGAAAATTTCTTTAAAAGCTGCGAGAGTTAACGCAAATCTATCGCAAGAAGAAGTAGCAAGGAAAATGAAGAAATCTAAGGTTACAATCAATAACTGGGAAAACGGAAAAACAGAAATTGATTATGGGAATTTGAACGAATTGTGTCGATTATATTCCGTCACCATAGATGATATTCTTTTGCCTTATTAGTCTACTTTAAGTAGAAAAAGGAGATGAAATATGCTAGTACAAAACAAACACGATTTATCCATAGCCAATAAGGTCTATGGAAACACACCAACTGTATTTGGCTGGGCAGGTCGTAATGCTGAGTATTCACAATATTGGCGAAAGATTATTAGGGAATACTTTGCTAAACGGCATATAAGCAAATTGTATAGAAAAGCTATCCACGGCAAAATCAGAGAATGCCGTGAAGCAGATAGAATGGCAAAAATGGAGGCACATTATGCAAGATATTAAAAAACAATTAAAACAATACATACTATACATTATGGAAACAGGAAATACACCGCAAATACTTCCGGAGTTAATTAGACAGTATGAAGTACTAGATGGAAAATATCCGGATTTTAAAGAAGCGACAGCTCCGGTTGGGGAAAAACCATTCGATTTTGAAGATACTCTTTTATCACATATTAAAGCAATTACACAAGCTTTAAATAAGGAAATGAAGGAAACTGGTAGCAGTTTTGATTTAGCTATATATAGGTCTTGTACAATTCTTAATGAAATAGATAATAGTGATACTCCAGTCAAAACTTCACGTGTTATTTATATGGATGAATAGAAATGGATCCTGCAGTTTACACAATTAAAGACGTTGCTGAACTGCTCCAATGCAGTGAAAGCAGCGTCAACAACCTTAGGGAGCGTGGCATCCTACGTGAAGTAAAAGGGCTTCCGGGAGTACGGTTCAATAAAAAAGAAGTTGATGCTCTTGTAGGAATTGTGGACGAATACAGTCCACTGCAATACAGGAAGTTAGAAAAGGAGCGTGATGAACTTTTACAAGAAAATGAAAAGTTAAAAATGAGTATAAGAAAAATAACCAGTGATTTACTGGTTATGGTAGGAGGGGAGTTGAAATTATGATTTATGAAAAAGAAAACGCCCGCTAATAGCAATTGGAAAGACTAGCGGGCGTAGGCAAATTATACCTAAGGTAATTATACCATGGAGGGGAAAAATGCAAAAAAAAATCGAAATCATATTAACACCTAAAGAAAATAGCAACGGTTATAACATGGAATTTATTGTTAATAAAGATGAATTTAATGGTAACGCAACAGAAGTTGCTGCTCTTTTGGTTTCAGCTGCTTATAACTTCGGTTATAAAAATCTTGATACCACAGAATTTATAGCATTTTTAGCAGCTACAAAAGAGATGTGTGAAAAGCAAGAAGAACTGGCTCTTATAAATGATTTTCTTAATACATTTGAAAAGGAGAAAACAAATGAATGAAAAACAACAAATCTTAAATCTAACTAATATTTGTGATGGAAAGTTAGAAGCTGAATTTGAGGAAATGTACAAAGATGCATTACGAAAAATTTCAAAAGGTCAGAAAGCTAAAATCACCATTAACATTGAAATGTTACGAGTTCCAGATACTGATACCATCGTAGAACTTGGTTACAATATTAAATCAACATTACCAGCTATCTCACGTCGTGCTATTGGTTCTTATGCGGATGACTTCACAGTAAAAGTTGATGTCAACGAAAAGCCGCAATTAGAAGTCCTAACATTTAATTCAACTACTGAAAAGAGAGGTTAACACAATGGAAGAAAATATCAAATTGAATGTACAAACAGCAAATGGTGAAGTTATTATTCGTCGTGGTGAAGCCAATGACATATTTCAATATAACGGATTTAGATATGAACTTAGTAGCGCTGAATCATTTGTTAAAGGTGTAAAAGCTAAAGGCGATGCTAAAACGACTGTCATTACATATTCAGACAAAAAGGTTGTGGCCGTAACAGACTGTACCGTAACAGATCGTACGCAAGACAAAATTGTATACGCATTTCAAAAAAGCGAACAGTTTAAAGAATGGGATTCCATCTTTGGTATAAGTTTAACGCAAAAAGAAATGCTTGATTTACTCCGAATTCATGAACATGAAATCGAAGATTACGAAAAGCTTTTAATTGCTGTTAGAAACTTCAAATACGTAACACAAACGGAAGGCGATTTTACTAGAACTGATGATGACAACTATGTTATGAGCATCAAGGTAAAAGAAGCTGAAGGTACTTTAAAAATGCCTCGCTTTATCTTCGTAAATATGGTCATTCTTAATGAAAGCCAATTTACTCAAAAAGTTGAAGTGCAATTAGACATAATTAAGCCTAAAAATGAAGGGGATAAATTATCATTCAAGTTATCTTGTCCAATCATGAATCGTTATATTAAAGAAGCTATCAAATCTGAAACTGATTTAATTAAATCTGAATTAACTAATTACTTGTTATTGTCTGGTATTCAAGAATAAGGAGCAAATGCATGGGAGAATCAATCAAAATTAATTCATTTGAATTAGAAAATGTAAAACGTGTTAAAGCTGTGTCTTATGAACCATCACCTAATGGATTAACCATTATTGGTGGTAAGAACGGACAAGGAAAAACATCTATCCTTGATGCCATTGCTTGGACATTAGGCGGTGCAAAGTTTGAACCATCTAGTGCGGTGCGTGATGGGAGCTACAACCCACCTAAATTAGAAGTTAAGCTATCTAATGGGCTAGTGGTTACACGTAGTGGGAATAGCAGCACATTAAAAGTCGTAGATCCAGAAGGTAAAAAATCCGGTCAACGTATTTTAGATGGTTTTATTGGCCAATTAGCCTTAGACCTTCCTAAGTTCATAGAAATGAGCGATAAGGAAAAGGCCCAAGAATTATTAAAATTATTGGGCGTAGAAGACGAATTGAATAAACTCGAAGGCAAACACCAAGAGGTATATGCAAAACGTCATTCTATAGGGCAAATTGCCACTCAGAAAGACAAGTACGCTAAAGAGTTAGTTGGTTATGATGATGTACCACTTGAACCAATTAGCGCATCGGAGCTTATCCAACAACAACAAGCCATCTTATTAAAGAATGCGGAAAACCAAAAGAAACGTAACAATGTTTCAGCTATTCAAGCTCAAATGGTTACCATCAATAACTTGGTTGATGAAGCACAAAAGAAACTCGAAGAATTACAAGCTAAACAAGCACAATTAGCAGAAGATTACGACATCGCAACAACAGCAGCTAAAGACCTTGAAGATGAATCAACGGCTGAACTCGAGGAGCAAATCAAAAATGTAGATGCCATCAATCAAAAGGTACGTGCTAATCAAGAACGTGCAAGAGCATTGCAGGAAGCTGCTGATTACAAAGCAGATTATGACAACTTGACTGGTGAACTTGAAACCATCAGACAAGATAAAAATAAACTGCTTGAATCCGTACAAATGCCTTTGCCGGGATTATCTATCCAAGATGGCGTTCTTATTTACAATGATCGTCAATGGGATTGCATGAGCGGTGCTGAGCAGCTCAAAGTGGCTACGGCCATTGTTAGAGCTTTAAATCCTAAGTGTGGATTTGTACTTATGGATAAACTTGAACAAATGGATGTAGATACTATGAAAGAGTTTGGGGCATGGCTTGAATCGGAAGGCCTACAAGTCATTGCAACTCGTGTTACTAATAACCAAGATGAATGCTCCATCATTATTGAAGATGGACATATCAAAGGTGAAGAATACAGTAATGTGGCAGCACCAGTTAATGAGACTAAACCTGAAAATGAATGGGGTGATTTTTAATGAATATTATAACAGGTAAACGTAAACGTGCTCAAAAAATCATCATTTATGGCGTCGAGGGGATTGGTAAAACAACATTTGCAAGTCAATTCCCATCGCCTGTATTTATTGATACAGAGGGCAGCACAGACCATTTAGATGTAGCTCGTACCGATAAGCCTACATCGTGGCAAATGCTAATTTCCTTTGTTAAGGAATTTGCAACAATGCCGGGTTTATATCGGACTTTAGTTATTGACACTATTGATTGGGCAGAACAGCTATGTGTTGAATTTATCTGTTCTAAACATAATAAATCTGGCATTGAAGACTTTGGTTATGGTAACGGTTATGTGTTTGTCCGTGAAGAAATGGGACGTTTCCTAAATCTACTTGATGAAGTTATTAACGCAGGTATGAACGTAGTTCTTACTGCTCATGCTCAAATTCGTAAATTTGAACAACCAGATGAATTAGGCGCATATGATCGCTTTGAATTAAAGCTTGGTAAAAAGACAGGAAGTCAAACCTCTCCACTTATTAAAGAATGGGCGGACATGGTACTCTTTGCCAATTATAAAAATGAAATCATTACGACTCAGACAAACAAAAAGAAAGCAACCAATGGTAAGCGGTTGATGTATGCTACTCACAATCCTGCGTGGGATGCTAAAAATCGTCATGGGTTACCAGATATGATGCCATTTGAATACAGTCAAATCGCTCATGTTATTCCTGATGATATTCTACCAACTGCTGCAGCACAAGAATTAGCGCAAGCCGCTAATAATGAATATGCTCCAGAAGTAATGAACGCTATCAAGGAACAAGTTGGGGAAGTTACTACAACACAACCTGTAATAACACTACCTCAGGAAAATGTCGACACCAACAAAAACGAAACACCATTAGTTGAAACGGTTATTCCTAAACCGCTAAAAGACTTAATGGTTAAAGATGGTATCACATTAGAACAAGTTCAATCAGTAGTAATCGCTCGTGGTAAATATCCAGCTGGTACATCATTTAAAAATTATGATCCAGAATTTGTTAACGGATGGATTATTCCATTCTGGCCAAATATTGTTGAAGCAATTAAGAAAGGAAATTAATTATTATGACAGCACAACAAAGCAATTTTGAAACATTCGGTAAAGCAGAAGAGGTATATTCATTTGACCAACCTATTTTAGCGGAAGAACGTGAATATACGTTACTTGAAGCTGGTTCTTATCCATTTGTTATTACTAATGTAGAAAAGAAATTCTATGAACCAAAAGAAGGTAGCAAGCTGCCATCTTGTCCACAAGCTCAAATCACACTAGAAGTAGATGGTGGTGATCAAGGCAAAACAAAATTAATTCACAACTTATTCTATACAAAGTCAACCATTTGGAAGGTCACAGAATTATTTATGGCCGTTGGTCTTGCTAAAAAAGGTGAAAACTACAATCCTGACCCTGAACAATTACTTGGCAAATCTGCTATGTGTGAATTGACACAGCAAAACTATGTAAAAAATGACGGAAACAACGGTACTCGTAATGAAATTAAAAAATGTTTTGCAAGTCCTAATGCTCAAGCAAATGGATACGGTGCATTCTAATGGAACTTAGACCGTATCAACAACAAGCTGTAGACTCGATATGGCATGAATGGGAAACGGTTAATAAAACATTGTTGGTTCTTCCGACTGGCACAGGTAAGACAATCTGTTTTGCCAAAGTTGCTGAGGAAGCGGTTCGCAGGGGTAAGCGTGTTCTTATCCTTGCGCATCGTGAAGAACTATTACAACAAGCCTCTGACAAAATTATGAGTGCGTCAGGGCTTACAACTGCAATGGAAAAGGCTGAACATACATGTATTGGGCAATGGGACCGCATCATAGTAGGTTCTGTTCAAACTTTGTGTAAAGACAAACGATTGTCAATGTTCAGTAAAACGTACTTTGATGTCATTATCATTGATGAAGCACATCATGCTGTATCTAGTAGCTATCAAGCTATATTAAATTACTTTGACCAAGCAAAAGTCTTAGGTGTTACTGCTACACCAGATCGCTCCGATATGAAGAATTTAGGGCGTGTATTTGAAAGTTTAGCATTTGAATATACGTTACCTAAAGCTATTCAAGAGGGGTTCTTGTCTAAGATTAAGGTACAAACGTTACCGCTCACATTAGATATCTCATCGGTTAAGATTTCAACTGGTGATTTTGCTGTGGGAGATATCGGTAGAGTATTGGAACCTTACTTAGAAGAAATTGCCAATAAATTAATGGAATACAAAGATAGAAAAATTGTTGTGTTCTTACCATTAATTGCTACCAGTCAACGATTCTGTGAAATTCTTAATGAGCGAGGATTTAAAGCAGCAGAAGTAAATGGCAAAAGCCAAGACCGTACAGAAATTACACAAGCATTTGCTGAAGGTAAATATAATGTGCTTTGTAATTCAATGCTACTCACTGAAGGGTGGGATTGTCCAAGCGTTGATTGTGTAATTGTATTACGCCCTACTCGGTCTCGTGCTTTGTATTGTCAGATGATTGGACGTGGTACACGTCTTTCACCGGGTAAAGATCATCTATTAATTTTAGATTTTCTATGGCATGTGGAGCGTCACGAATTGTGTAGACCGGCTCATTTAATCGCTAAATCAGATGATGTGGCCAAACGCATGACGGAAATTCTTGAAGAAAAAGGAATGGACCTTGAAGAATGCGAAAGGGATGCAGAATCTGATGTATTGGCTCAACGTGAAGAAGCACTTGCAAAAGAACTCGCTGCTATGCGGAAGAAAAAAGCACAACTTGTTGATCCATTACAATTCGAGTTCTCTATTCAAGCTGAAGACCTTACCCATTATGTACCAGCCTTTGGTTATGAAGTACAAGCTATTACACCTAAACAAATAGACACTTTAGAAAAATTTGGAATTAATCCTGATTCAATTGAATCTTCAGGTAAAGCAACTTTACTCATTAATCGATTAATTAAACGAAAAGAAGAAGGGTTGGCTTCACCAAAACAAATCAGAATTTTAGAACGCTATGGATTTCAAAAAGTTGGAATGTGGAATCAAAATGATGCATCTAAAATGATAAGTAGAATTTGTGCTTCTGGTTGGAGAATTCCTAAGGGAATCATACCTAAAACATATTATCCAGCATAGGAGAAAATAATGGGTAAATTAATTGATTTAACAGGAAAAACATTTGGCCGATTAAAAGTTATTAAATATTTAGGAAAAATTAAAGGTACCTGTTCACCCTATTGGGAATGTAAATGTTGTTGTGGAAACATAAAGGTCGTTCGAGGTGATCATTTAAGATTTGGAGAAATACAAAGTTGTGGTTGCTATGAATCCGAATTTAGAAATGCAGGAATGCCACATAAAATTCACGGAAAATCTAAACGTAGAATTGCAAAGATATTTTATGGGATGAAAAAACGTTGCTGTAATCCTAACTCAAACGCTTATAAAAATTATGGTGAAAGAGGAATATACATTTGTAAAGAATGGTTAACAGATATTTTACTATTTATAAACTGGGCGGAATCTAATGGATATCAAGATAATTTAACAATTGATCGCATTGATAATGATGGACCATATAGCCCTACTAACTGTAGGTGGGTAGATGCCAAAACACAAGCCGGTAATAGAAGACCAAGAACAAGGAGTAATAATGGAAAGCAAAATTGATTTACGAGAACTACTCGAATATATAGACCCTGCCCAATGCTCCTATGAGGAATGGTTAAACGTAGGACTTGCTCTCCATCAAGAGGGCTATCCTATGTTTATATGGGAAGAATGGTCTGCAGATGATGGAGAACGATTCCATGAAGGTGAATGTGCTGCTAAATGGGAATCATTTGGCCGGTATACTGGAAAGCTTGTTACAGGGGCCACGATCACTCAAATGGCAAAAGAAAACGGATGGACATCAAAACGTAAGATTGAAAATAATGAAGCATTAAGTTTTGATTCCATGGTATTGGCCACAACTCCAGAACAATATCAAGTTGTTGATAAGAACTGGATTGAAGAATCTGATGTTCATATTCCTAAATCATATCCTTTAGAGCAACGTAAACAAGATATTGTTACCTATTTGACTACGTTATTTGAGCCAGAGGAATACGTTGGGTATGTAGTTAATACATTCTCCTTACCAGATGGGAAACAGTCTCCTACGATGGGAAATTATAGCCGTACGGTACAACAAATCATAGATGGTATTAATGGCACAACGCAATTAGAAAATGTGTTTGGCACCTTTAACAAAGAAATGGGCGCATGGATTCGGTTTAATCCAATTGATGGTAAAGGTGTTAAGAACGACAATGTAACAGCATTTCGGTATATGTTATTAGAGTCTGACAATATGTCACTCGGAAAACAAAAAGCCATTCTTGAACAATTAGAATTACCAATTGCAGCTATGGTATTTAGTGGTGGTAAATCAATTCATGCTATCGTTAAAGTTGATGCTTACTCCTACGAGGAATACAGAAAGCGTGTTGACTTTATATATTCCATTGCTCAAAAGAATGGATTTAAACCAGATAAAAAAAATCGTAATCCTAGCCGATTGTCTCGAATGCCGGGCGTTATGCGTGATGGTAAGCCCCAATTCCTTATGGCAACCAATATTGGTAAAGAAAACTATAAGGAATGGGAAGAATGGATCGCATCCGTTAATGATGACTTACCGGAACCAGAAGAACTTGACGCATTATGGGATAACATGCCAGACCTTGCACCTCCATTAATTGAAGGGATTCTTCGTGAAGGTCATAAAATGCTCATTGCTGGACCATCTAAAGCCGGCAAATCATTTGCGTTAATTCAATTATGCATTTCCATTGCTGAAGGTAGACCATGGTTTGGATTTGACTGCACGCAAGGCAAAGTTCTATACGTCAATTTGGAACTTGATAGGGCATCTTGTTTGCATCGGTTTAAAGATGTATACGAGGCCCTTGAACAACAACCAACAAACATTGGGAATATATCCATATGGAATTTGCGTGGTAAGTCCTTACCAATGGACCAATTGGCACCTAAACTTATCCGCAGAGCCCAAAAGCGTAACTATAAGGCTATCATTATTGACCCTATCTATAAGGTCATAACTGGTGACGAAAATAGTGCTGATCAAATGGCAAATTTCTGCAATCAGTTTGACAAGGTTTGTACTGAACTTAAATGCGCAGTCATTTATTGTCATCACCATTCTAAAGGGAGCCAAACTGGTAAGCGGTCGATGGACCGTGCATCTGGTTCCGGTGTATTCGCTCGTGATCCAGATGCATTGTTAGACCTCTTAGAACTTGAACTCGAGAACATGAACGAGGATAAACTCCAAGATGCTCCTATTGATACTAGCCAATGTACTGCATGGCGAATGGAAGGAACACTCCGAGAATATCCGAAGTTTAAACCGGTGGACTTATGGTTTGAATACCCTATTCACAAAGTGGATACAAACGGGTTTCTTGCAATGGCTCAATTTGATAGTCCGCAGTCTAAAGGATTAGACAAAATGAATAAACGAAAGCAAGCTATCAAAGAAAAGAAAAAAGAGCAATTGGTAGATGCGTTTAATATTGCAGCGGCTGAAAATGGTTTTAACGGCAGAGCAGATATTAAACGAGTAGCCGAAATTATGGAAGTTAGTGAAATGACCGTTCGTCGATATTTAAGAGAAACACCAATTTTTAATGTCGATAAAGGCGAGTTATTTAAGGTTGATGATTGTTAACACAATTTTATTCGCAATAGGTTAACAATAATAACAACACACCTTATATATATATATAGGTATGTTGTTATTGTTTGTGTCCCAATGTAAGGTGGATTCAAGCTAAGGGGGTAAGGAAAAGGATTTCTAAAATCATCCTTTTCTTACCTCTTCCCCTTAGGTTGAACCCTACATTACAAAAGGGCTTTCAAAATGGTATTGGTTATTATCAATTAAATTCTCAATAAAGGAGGATTGGTTATTGATTATTGAATTTTTCATTCCTCTTAAAAAGGTTCCTACTGTTACACATCAAACTAAGCAGGTAAACACACAACATGGTAAACCTATCTTTTATGAATCAGATAAATTGAAACAGGCTAAACAAATATTCTTGGCTGGTTTAGTTGATCATGTTCCTAGTGAACCTTTAGAGGGGCCTATTCGATTGGTTACCAAGTGGTGTTTCGGTAAAGCGAATTGCAAAGCACCACATTGGAAAACCACTCGGCCAGATACAGATAATCTCATTAAGTTATTTAAGGACTGTATGACCAAGTTGAATTACTGGCATGATGATGCTCAAGTATGTAGTGAAATTACTGAAAAGTATTGGAATCCAGTTACAGGGATTTGGGTACATATTGAAACGTTGAAAGGTTGATGCTATGAAGAAAAAACTTGTATATGTTGCTCACCCATTTGGGGGCAAGGAAAGTAATCGTAAAAAGATTGATGTGATCATGGGGAATTTAGTTTTAAATGATACCAGTCATGACTATATCTCTCCAATTCATAACTTTGGATATGTATATCTAACTGGTGACGATTACCAACGAGGATTAGACATTTGTTTAAGTCTACTTGGACATTGTGACATTTTAGTATTGTGTCCTGATTGGGAATCTAGTCGTGGTTGTAAAGGTGAATTTGAATATGCCAAGAAACATAGTATTTCCATTTTTACGTTGAGTGAGTGGAAAGCATTAAATCGGATTTGATAAAGGAGACTAAAAACATGTACGAATTACAAACAAAAGCAATTGAAGCAGCTCGTAAAGTATTAATTGAAAATTTAGGCTATCAATCTGTTAATCCAGAAGATATGTTCATTGTTTGGTTTTGTAAAACCTTGCAGAATTGGAAAGCCATTGTTAGTGGACGGACTATCGAAGAATTTATTGAAGTAATACACAATGGTGATCGTAATGAAACATATGTTGATGTGTATTACAAAACTAAAAATGTGTGTATTAAAGATGAAAGCGAATTAAAAAAAGCTTATTTTAGTGGTAACAAAAAATGAAAGATAAAGTGTTTGAAACTGTAATAATTGGAATGTTAGCGTGGAGCTTTGTATTGTTGATTTACATAACGATAATGTTATTCTTGCCGTTGTGCAATAAGTAAAGGATATGGGCGGTGAAATATCCGCCTTATCACAAGAGGTTAGTATGTTAGGTTATAGCTGATGTGTAAGTGAAAGGATATGGCTTTGAAGGACGATAGAAATAAACAATATCGAAGAGCGTATTGGTTAATGCGTGATTATTTAAGTTACTATGAATTAACGGCCCCAGATGGTGGCGACTTTTGGGATTGGTGGTTTAGTTAAATAAGCAAGAAAGGTAATCAGTATGATTGAGTATTAGGGGAGAATAGGTAAATGGCTAAAATATATGTGAAAAAGGCTAATAAAATTGAAGCTATACAATACAACGGCACTAACGTTATGGAAATAGTCGATTTTATTGGTGATGTAATTGGTATTGATTGGTATGAAAACGCATCATTAGAAATCACAACAGATAATGAAACGATCGAATGTTTTAAAGGGGATTATGTTGTTAAAGATCATAAAGATAAAATTAAAGTTTATGAGGCAAACGAATTTGAAAAGAATTATAGCGAGGTAGAAGATGATTAATGATAAACAATTTACAGATGAACTATTTAAACGCATGTATGATATAGGGTATCGAAAAGCAGAAATTGAAAGTGGTGTATTGTTCTTTTTTAACGGTAAAAGGGAGCTTTTAAACTATTTCTTGCCACGTGTAATGGTGGCCAGTACGTGCTTTGAGGGAAAAGACCAGTTGATTGATATTGGTGAATATCTAGGTATTGTTGACTGGTCAAAAGTGGCGGTTGATACACCGATATTAGTTAGGAATAATGGGTGTGTGTGGACAAAAAGATACTTTGCGGAATACAAAAACGGAAAAGTGCGAACTTACCATAATGGTGCTACATCGTGGAGTTCTGATGGTAGGATGGGTAGTTGGGATTATGCAAAACTAGCAGAGGTATAAACATATGATATGGTTTATGTTATTTTGCTTGGTAGTTGCTATGGGTAATGTAAACAATAGTTACGCAAATGCAATTATATTTGTAGCATGGAGCGTGTTGGTTCATATGTTAGCCATTAATGGTGCATTTAAGGATTGAGGTGATTTGTATTTGAATGAACCAACAAAAAGTGAAAAAAGATTAATTAGTAGTGCTAGAAAATACCTTGAGCCTGTAAAGACAGTTGATGAACAAATAAAGTCGATTGCAAAAGAAATAGAGCAACTACGATGCAACATTACATCGATTAGTGCTATTGATTACTCAAAAGATAGAGTGAGCGGTGGCGGTGTTCCATGTGGGTTGGAAAATAGCGTAGCAAGGTTTATTGATACAGAAAAAGAACAACGCAGACGGATTGATGAATTGAGCGAGTACAAATGCGATGTAATTAACACGATCAATAGTCTAAGCGAAGAAATAGGCGGTACAATGTTACGTTATGAATACCTGCTTGGAATGTCAGCTAAACAAGCACATTCGGTTTTTGAAAACCAATTTAACGAAAGGCAGGCTATGAGATACAAAGAGAAAGCATTAATTGAAATAGGCAAGTTGAAATGTCAGTAAATGTCATGAAATGTCAGTAAATGTCAGTATCTATAGCTAAAAACATATAGTAGAATATAAGGTGTAAGAGTTGCCAATGAGCAATTCTAAAAATTAAATAGCAATTGAGGTGCGGTTTTATATTTTTGTATTTTAAAATCAACGAGTATTGTTTCTAAGTCATTACAATCTATATTATTTTATAATCGCACCGCACCTCACATATTGCGCTTTGTAAACTAATACCGCTGATTATCATTCAATACTACAAAACAACAACCTTGTTCATAAGATAAATCCTTAAGCTGAAATATTACAAAACTATCAGCGGTATTAGTTTAGAGAGTGCAATTGTATATTGAAAACTAAAGCTATATATGTTCCATTAAGAACCGAGTAATGTACGTGAGTTAGATAGAGGGTACTAACCATGATTACAATTCATATGCTCGTGTTGGTAAATAGCCAACTATATAACTTTGGTTTTGAGTATGCAATTATTATTGAAAAGTGAATATCGTATTTTGTTTTGATTAAATATTGGAACATGTGCATGTGTTTTGACTACGTGTTAGAACGTGTGCAAGCGTTGACTATACGATATTCAGTTTTGAATGATTATTACACTAAAAATGAATAAAACTATCAGATAATGAGGTATATCCACGGCGATATATCTCATTTTTGTATAAAGATATCAAAAAGGGGAAATATGACACAGGTACATTGCGATAGAAAGCATTGCTTGAACAACGATAAATACGGAATATGCACTGCTGATGCAATCGAATATAACGGATTGTGTCAGACATACATAACAGCTAAACGTTCCTGTAAGACACATTGCGGAATATGTCGCAAGGATAAAGGTAAATTAAAACGGAAAGGCGGTGAGGTTCTTAAATAATGGAAATTGTAACAAAAAGCATACATGAGTTAACTCCATATGAAAAGAACGCACGCAAGAATAATAAAGCCGTTCCGTTAGTTGCAAAATCGATAGAACAATTTGGGTTTAAAGTGCCAATTGTCATTGATAGAAACAATGTAATTGTGTGCGGTCATACGAGATATAAGGCAGCACATGCATTAGGTATTGAGGAAGTACCTTGTATCATTGCTGATGATCTAAATGACCAACAAATCAAAGCGTACAGGTTAGCAGACAATAAAGTAGCTGAGGTATCGAAATGGGATAAAGGCATATTGTCATTAGAGATGAATGAAATATTTGATTTCGATATGTCAGAGTTTGGGTTTGAAATTGCAGACCCAGTAGATACAGTTGAGGTAGAACTACCACAAAAGGATAACGAACGAGAACGTACGGCTAATGCGTATAATCTGTATGAGTTTGATGAAAACAGATGCACAGGGATATATGACATACCTACACTAGATAAGGTGATACACACGCCAAAGTCATTAATGGGGTTCAATTATTGCAAAAGCACACCGCCACAGGATGGCATAGGAGTGCATTTCTTTCTTGATGATTATCAATTTGAAAGAATATGGAACAGCCCAGCCGATTATTGTGCGATGCTTGCTGATTATGATTGCGTATTAACGCCTGACTTTAGCTTGTATATGAACATGCCAATAGCCATGATGATATGGAACACATATAGAAGTCGCTTAATCGGTCAGATGATGCAAGATTATGGTTGTACTGTTATTCCTACCGTATCGTGGGCTGGTACTGATAGCTATGATTTCGCATTTGATGGATTACCAACAGGCGGAACGATAGCTGTATCCACAATTGGCGTTAAGAGAAATAAAGATGCGTTTGATATATGGGTACAAGGTATGGATGAATGCTTGAAATTTGTTAAACCGCATAACGTAATCGTATATGGTGGTGATATAGGGTATACATTCGATTGCGATGTAACATACATTAGCAATGCGGTAACTGACAAAATGAAAGGGTGAGTACATGGGCGGTAGAGGTGCTGGATATTCGCTAACTGGTAGCGGTGAAGAAAGCAAAGGAACAAAAAAGAGCAAAGCAAAACTTGCAGTGTTACAAGCTAGCCTTGATTCTAAATTCAATGATCACGTGAATAACATGAGAGCAAGGCAAGGACAGCCTTGGCATATTGAAAAAGCACGAGGACGTGCAGAAAAAAATAGAGCCGATAAAGAAATGGCAAGTATTAACGGTTTGCGTGAGAAAATTGAAAGGCAAAAACAAGTAGTAGAAAGACAAATTGCACGTGATAAAGCTAGAGGAAGTTTGTTCGATTATAAAGGTAATTTAAACATTACAACTCGAAATATCAAACAGGTAAAAGCATATTTAAAAGATTTGGATAGTGGTAAGGTGCCTAAAACTAGAACAGCTGCAACTATCAGGACGTGGAAAAAGAAAGTTGCAAATTTAGAGGCTAGTATGAAAACAGCAAGTAAAACAAAGGTATCGGCAAGTGCTAAAAGTTTAATTGATAGTGGTAAAGTAACGCAATGGGCGAAAAGGCCTAATACGTATTTTATTAAAGGTTTAAAGAAAACGGCACTAGAATTACAGCCAGATGGAACATTTAAACATAGTCCTCGGTATTTCGGCCCAGCAACTGATGAACATAGGGCAAGAGTAGCCAATTTTATTAAAACAGGTAAGTTGTAAACAGTGGTGTAACAGAGAAAGGAAGTGAGCAAAGTTAGACGGACTGACAATTTAAAAAGCATTGACAAAATGTCTAAAGAAGAACGCAGTGAATTTTGCTCACGAGGTGGTATTGCTAGTGGTAAGAAACGGCGAGAGAAACGTACGTGGAAAGAAATAACCAATGCACTGCTTGATACTCCGTTAAAAGATGGGCAAGTTGATGAGAAGATACAAAGCCTTGCCAGCGCTAAAGGGTTAAATGTAACCGCACAGACGGCCATTGTATTGAAACAGGTAGTAAAGGCTATCAATGGAGATAACAAAGCAGCAGAATTCATATTGACTGTATCTGGTGGACTTACAGAAAATGAGCAACCAACAGAAGATACAAGCAAGCGTGTTGACTTAACTGATGTTATTATTCCTCATTACGATGTGGTGAGTGCTGACATTAAACGGCATAGGCATACGCATTACTGGATGACTGGCGGACGTGGTAGTACTAAATCGTCATTTATCGGGATTGAAGTAGTTGATACATTGATGAGCAACAAAGATTGTCATGCGGTTATCTTGCGTAAAGTAGGGCAGACGCTCAAAAACTCCGTATACGCTCAAATAGAATGGTGTATAGAGAAATTGGGGGTATCTGATAAGTTTACCTTTAAGAAATCACCGCTGGAGATTATTTATAATCCAACAGGGCAACGGATATTATTCCTTGGTGTTGATGATCCGCAAAAAGTAAAGTCAATTAAATTACCATTTGGGTATGTCGGTATAGTATGGTTCGAAGAATTAGACCAATTCGCTGGCATGAATGAAATACGAAATATAAACCAGTCCTTATTACGTGGTGGTGATAAGTACTGGTGTTTTTATTCTTTCAACCCACCTAAAAGCCGTGATAACTGGGTAAACGTGGAACAACTAACAGACGATGCAGATAGAATGGTAGTTAAAAGCGATTACACCATGGTTCCTGTAGAATGGTTAGGACAACAATTCATTAACGAGGCCGAAAAGCTAAAAGAGGCACGGCCTGACTTATACGCACATGAATATATGGGTGAGGTAACTGGTACAGGTGGTGATGTGTTCCCTAATGTTGAGGAATTGGACATCACGGATGAAATCATAGATACATTCGATAATGTATTCCATGGCATCGACTTTGGTTTTGCTACGGACCCATTTGTATATATGAAAATGAACTATGATGAAAAGCACGATACTATTTATATCTACGATGAAGTATACGGTACCAAATTAACCAATAAGAAAGCCGTAAACCTTATCAAGGATAAAGTAGGCGATAGGCCTGTATATTGTGATAGTGCTGAACCTAAATCGATAGCAGAATTTACAGAGTTAGGGATTAGAGCGTATCCAGTACGTAAGGGGCCAGATAGTCGAGATTTTAGTATTAAATGGTTATCCGATAGGGCGAAGATTTACATCGATAAAAAGCGTTGCCCTAATGCGTATCGTGAGTTTATGTCTTACGAATTCGCACAGGATAAAGATGGCAATTTTATTTCTAGCTATCCTAAACATAATGACCATACTATAGATGCGGTGCGTTATGGATTACGTGAAATTATGGATGGTGCAAGATTTAGTTGGTAAGGGGGGTACAATGCTAACAATTAATGAAGTGTGGCAAGCAATCATAGAGGGGAATAGTGGTATCTCCGAACGTGAATTCTTGCAAAGTGAAATACGAAAATTTTTAAGCAGCAAAGATAGAAAAGACATGCTAACAGGTAGGCGATACTATGAGGGTAAGCATGATGTTCTAAATAAAAAGCGGACTACTATTATTGAAAATGGCAAGTTGATGGAACTTGAAAACCTACCGAACAACAAGATTGTTGATAACAAAATAGATGATTTGGTAGACCAAAAAGTCAATTACATGTTGGGTAAACCGCTTGAAATTAAGACGGAAGATGACCGCATCACTGATATATTTAATCGTAAATTTCAACGCACACTATTAAACGTATGCAGCGATTCGCAAATAGCTGGTAAAGGGTACTTGTATCCATATATTAATGCAAATGGTGATATTGCTTTCAAGCGATTAAAACCTGAAAACATTATTCCTTTTTGGCGTGATGATGATCATACACAGTTAGATGCATTTGTCTATATGTACGACATGGAAGTGTATGCTCCGCTAGGTACTAATCAGACAGTAACCTTTGTAGAGTTTTACACAAAGGACAAAGTAAAGTACTATACCTATCAAAATCAAAACTTATACATCAATCAAGAGAAAGACGAGCAACGCTATATCAATGCTGGTAACGTGTTCTATGATTGGGGCCAAGTACCTTTAATTTGTTTCAAGGGCAATCATACGGAACAACCTATTATTAATCGTGTTAAATGTTTACAAGATGCATTGAATGATATGTATTCAATATTAGCCGATAACATGATGGAAGATAGTCGGAATACAATTCTAGTATTAAAGAACTATGACGGAACAGATTTAGCAGATTTTAAGAAAAATCTAGCACAATATGGGGCTGTCAAGATTAATACTGTAAATGGTGATGGTGGGGTAGAGACTTTACATATTGAAGTCAATACTGCTAACTATCAATTCATTATTCATGCATTGAAAACGGCAATTATCGAAAATGGCCGAGGGTTCGATGCAAAAGACGATAGAATGGCTAACAATCCAAATCAGATGAACATCATGAGCATGTATTCTGATATTGATTTGGATAGCAATCAAATTGAAGTTGAATTTCAAGCGTCATTTGAAAAAATGCTAGAGTTTATTGGACAGTACTATAACATTCTAGGCAGCAATGCACTTGATGATGTGGAATTTATATTTAATAAGCTCACACCAGTTAATGAAAGTGAAATCATCAACAATTGCCGTAACAGTGTAGGTGTCATCTCGAACGAAACCATCGTATCTAATCACCCATGGACTACTGATACCAATGAGGAATTAGAACGTTTGAAGAAAGAACAAGCTGAATTGATGCCTGATTTTGTAATTCCTAATGGTGGTAAGTAACATGGCGAATGATTATTGGCAAAAGCGATATGAACGTATCCTAGACGAATCATTTCAAAAGGCAACGCTAGCAGATAAAGAAATCAAAGAGCAGTATGCACGAGCGTTAAGGCGGATGGAAAAGGCTATTAATGATTGGTATCGAAGATTCGCCAATGAAAATGGCATTACCTTACAAGAGGCACGCAAGCTACTGGATAAATACGAAATGAAAGCCTTTAAAATGGACTTGAAAGAGTTTAAACACGAGGCGAAACAACTCGGAATGTCTAAGGAACATCAACAAATGCTATCCAATGCATCGATACGTGAAAGGTTAAGCCGTGAACAGATGCTATATATTAACATGGTGCATGAAATAGAAGTCATGGCACAAAGTCAGAATGTATCTGTTAAAAATATGCTAGATGATGTGTATAGATCATCAGTATATAAGAGTGCATACACGGCACAAACACAACGAGGTACATACTCGATGATTAATAGTATTGATAGCAAGCGTGTTGATAGCGTTGTAAATAGCCAATGGGCTAACGATGGCCAAGATTTCAGCAGCCGCATATGGAATGATAAGGTTAAGCTGGTAGCTAACTTGCAAAATGATTTCACGCAAGCGTTGATGATAGGGCAAGGTGCTGATACCATGTCAGATAATCTAAGCAAACGAATGAAAACATCATATAGCAATGCTAAGAGGCTTGTAGAAACAGAAACAGCACGAGTACATGAACAGGGATTTCTTGATAGCATGGCTGAACTCGATGTTAATAAACTTGAGATACTAGCAACGCTAGACAGTCATACATCGCCTATTTGTAGACGCATGGATAGAAAGATTGTTAGACGTGTGGATGCAAAACCTGGAATTACTGTACCGCCGTTTCATTGTTATTGCCGTTCTACTACTATCCCTTATATAGAGGGGTTAGAAGGTGAAACACGAACAGGAAGAAATAAAGATGATAAGAGTACCGATTATGACGGTGCTATATCCTATGAAGAATGGGAAAAGAAATATATTGATTAGCAGCTTAAAGGCTGCTTTTTATTTTGCCATTTTAGTATTGTTGGGCGATAACTAACAAGGCCGTAAATGTGAGGTGTGGCTCACGAAAATAAAGCGAAATGGGTATTTGTATTAAGGGGGTCAATATGACTAAAGAAGAATTAATTAAATTGGGTTTAAGTGAAGAATTAGCGGATAAGGTGGTAGAGGACTACGGCAAGAATTACGTGTCAAAAGACCAATTCAACGCTAAAAATGACAAACTCAAATCTGTAGAGGGGGAATTATCAAAGGTACGTGGTGAAATTGATAACCTTCAAAAAGCCAATGCTAATAACGATGATTTGAAAAAGCAAATTGATGCATTGAAAGCCGATTCAGATAAAAGAACTGCTGAATACGAGGCGAAAATCAAAAGCATGGAAATTGATAACATCGTAAATACGGCATTGAGTGGTGTCAAATCTAAGAATAACAAAGCTGTTCGTGCTTTATTGGATTTAACTGATGCAAAAATTGAAAACGGCGAAATTAAAGGGTTAAAAGACCAACTTGATACGGTCATGAAAGAAAACCCTTTTTTATTTGGTGAAAATACGAAACCAAAAGGCACACCAGTTGGCAACGATGGCGATAAGCATAGCACACATACTATTACAGTAAAAGAGTTTGCAAAAATGAACTATGCTGAACGCTCAAAACTTTATGATGAAAATCAAGAACTTTATAACCAATTATCAAAAGGAGAATAAAAATATGAGCAAACAAAAATTCGCATTTAATTTGCAATGCTTTGCAGCAGGTACTACTACTTCTACTAATATGATTAAACCGCAAGTTATGGCTGACATGGTGTCCGCTAACTTGCCTAAAGCAATTAAATTTACTCAAATTGCAACATTCGATAATACTTTGGTTGGTCAACCAGGGGAAAGCGTAACAGTACCAGTATGGGGTTATATCGGTGATGCGGTAGACCTTACAGAAGGTACTCCAATGAATACAGAACAAATGACAGCATCTATCGATGATTACAAAATCAAAGAGGCAGGCAAAGCAGTTGAATTGACTGATAAAGCTATCCTTACAGGTTTGGGTGACCCAGTTGGTGCAGCTGCTCAACAATTATCCATGTCTATTGCGTCTAAAGTTGATAATGATGTATTGGCTGCATTAAGCGGCGCTACACTTGTTTCTACTTCTGCAAATGCAATCTCTTATGATGGCATCGTTGATGCGGTTGCTAAATTCGAAGAAGAACAAGAAGGTGTTGTGAAATATTTATTTATTTCTCCAGCGCAAGAAGCAACATTGCGTAAAGACGCTAACTTCATCGATAAAAACAAATATGGTAACGATGTAATGGCTAGTGGTGTAATTGGCAAGGTAGCTGGTTGCAATGTTGTTATATCTCGTAAAATTGTAGAAAATGGCGGTAATTTTGATAACTATATCGTACAAGTTACACCAGAGCCAGAAGATGGCATTCCAGCACTTCCAGCAGTAACAATCTTTATGAAACGTGATGCAGTAGTTGAAACTGATCGTGATGTATTGAAACGTACAAATGTTATTACAGTAACTGAACATTACATTGCTGCATTAACTAATAAATCCAAAGTTGTAAAAGCGATATTTAAAAAATAGTAGGTGAAATCATGGGAATGTTATTAAGACGATACCACAAAGTATCTAATCCTAACGTAGATGAAAATACGAATGGTAAAGGATTGGTGAATAATGCTGAAAAAAATTCTGAATCTAATTCTGAAGATAACGAATATAAGCGTTGATACTGACACACCTATTCTTGAATACCTAATTACTGCAGAAACTCAACGAGTACTCAATATTATCAATTGTGAAACGCTACCGACTGAACTCGAACATGTAATAGTGTATCGAGTGGTTGGAGCGTATTTACAGACTAATATTGTTGCGTTGGTTGGTGCTGAAAATCTCGATGTGCCTACACAAATCAAAATGGGGGATACTCAAGTTAATTTCAGTGGCAAAGGTGCAGAGGATAGATTGAAAGAAATGGCTCTAACATTCGTGAATTATGGAGAGGGTGAATTGACATGCTTCCGACGGCTGAAATGGTAGCAAAGTACACAAAGCAAATCGAAAAACTTTACGATTGCGAGTGTACGATTGAAACCGAAATCGACCAAATGGACGAAGAAACTGGGATAATGGCAAAATCAACCAAAATTGATGGCCCATATCCTTGCAGATTGTCATATAAAACATCGAATATTGCCAATATGGCTGAAATACCAAAATTTACGCAGTATACGAGCCTTTTCTGTTCGCCTAGTGTAATCATACCAAAAGGCTCACGAATAGCCGTTACAGGGCGAAATACGAAACAATTTTTTCGCAGTGCCTCAATTTCGGCACGATATGACACTCATCAAGAAGTGCAACTCGAAAATTTAGAGGTGCATTGATATGGGTGTAAATTTCGACCTAAAAGATTTTACTGATTTTAAAGATAGTTTAATAAAACTAAGGCAATCAGGGAATATTCAAGCATTCAATAAAAAAGTGGTTGAAAACATGGCAAGTGTGTATGTGCGTGAGGCAAAGTTGAATACGCCAGTCGGCAAAAGGTCGGTAAAATTCATGCAACATGGAAAAATACAGACTAAATACTTTGATAGCGAACATACACGCCAATCATGGAGTATTGGTAAATATCAATTAAACAATCAAAGCGGTAAGGTTGAGGTGTTTAACACATCATCATATGCATCCTTCCTAAATGATGGACATAGGCAAGAGGTTGGGAGATTTCTTCCTTGGATAGGTCAATCTAAAGGCGGTGTCATGCAAGGTGGCAGATTAAAAAAAACTTGGGTAGATGGTGCGTATATGCACGAGAAAGCGGAAAAGGTAGTCAATAAGAACGCTAAACGTATTATGGAGATTACATTAAAGAAATGGGTTAAAGATCATGGTGGATACTGATGTATTAACGGCTGTATCTAAGACTGTACATAAGGCATTGAACGTGCCTATATACCTAGAATTCAAAGAAAACAATATGACATTCCCATGTGCTTATATCAAGGTCATTGAGCCGAGTATGAGTAGACATGTTGGAACGCTATATAATACCTCTTTGGATTTAGACATCATGTATTACGCCAATAATCTTGATGTGGTTACTGATACAAGAAAGTTATTAGGAATTCCAAGTGTATTGTACCAGTTGCTTGAATTTGTACAAGTTGGGGAACGTACGATTATGGGTACTGGTATGAAATATAAGGTGTCAGATGGTGTATTACATTTCTTTGTAACATATGAAAATATTTTACGAAGTGTATCCAAACCAATTGAACGCATGAAACACATGGAGTTAACAGAAAGGGTAAAAGATGGCAGAGATTGAAACAGTTGAAACGCCTGTAATGGCTGAACAACAATTTGATGCATATACAATCGTTGCATCTGATAAATATAGACGATATCGTGATTTGCTCACATGTCTATTAGATGAAGATGTGATGTATACGCATAGTGATATTGATAGAATTTTAAATCAGGCATTAAAAACGCCTGTGAAAGGTTAGTGAAATATGGCATTAGGTGGTGGCACATTCTTATTCCATAATAAAGTATTGCCAGGTACTTACATTAATTTCGTATCTAAAGATCGAGCATATGCGGAAGTATCCGATCGTGGCTTTGGTGCTATGATGCTTTCCTTTGATTGGGGCCCTAGCGGTGAAGTATTCCGTGTAGATAACGATACATTCCAAAAAGAATGTCAAAAGTACTTTGGTTATGATTACGGCCATGAAAAAATGAAAGGCTTGCGTGATCTATTCCGTGGCTTAAAAACTGGCTATTTCTACCGCTTAAATTCTGATGGTGCTCAGGCAACTGGTACTATCGGTAAAGCTAAATACAAGGGCATCCGTGGTAATGATTTGGGTGTATCTGTACAAGCTGACCCAGATAATAGCGGTAAATTCATTGTAAATACATACCTTACAACTGGTGATGTTCGCAAAGTAGTAGACACTCAAAAGAACTTAAAAGATGCAACTGAATTGAAAGACAATGATTACATTGTATTTAATAAAACAGGTGCATTGGCAGCTAGTGCATATTCTGCACTAACTGGTGGTACTAATGGTAGTGCGGTAACTGTTCAAAACTATCAAGACGGCCTTGATATGCTTGAACCTTACTACTTTAATACAATCGGTTATGCTGGTTCTGACGATACTGTTAAGAACTTGCTTATTGCATTTACAAAACGTTGCCGTGAACAAAGTGGTGCTAAATTCCAATTAGTTATTCATGGTAAACAAAAAGTAAATTACGAAGGTGTTATCTCTATCCTTAACGATGTAACCGATGAAGGTGCTGAAAAAGGCTCTTTGGTGTACTGGACATTAGGTCAAGAAGCATCTTGTAATATCAACGCAACAGTAGGCAGTATGATCTATGATGGCGAATTTACTGTAAATGTGAAATACAAACAGTATGAACTTGAACAAGCCGTTAAAGATGGTATGTTTATGTTCCATAATGTAACTGATGCAGTAGGTGGTAATATTCAAGGCGATGTACGGGTATTAAAAGATATCAACACATTCACAGAATTTAGTAAAGTTAAAAACCGTGATTTCTCGCTTAATCAAGTTATTCGCATACTCGATAATTGGGCTATTGATGGCGGTAGATTGTTTAATAAAACACATCTCGATAAATCGCATAATGACCAAGCCGGCCGTGAATCCTTGTGGGGCGATTTGGTAAACCTTGCTGAACAATATCAAAAGGTACATGCTATTCAAAACTTTGATGATAAAGATATCCCTGTACCGACACAAGGAGACAAAAAGGAAGATATATTGGCAAATGTACAATTGCAACCAACAGTATGCATGGAAAAATTGTACATGACTGTAGTAGTAGCGTAGGAGGTAACACATGGCAGATGAAATTTTAGATGCTTTGAAAACGATGGAGGCTAGCGATGTAGTTTCTTCTAAATTAGCATCTTGCTATATCGTAGCTGATGGCAATCGATATTTGTTGTTTCAAGCTAAGAAATTGACGGCAAAAATCAAGAAAAATAAAGAAAAAGTGGCTATTTTAGGCCGTATCGGTGCTGGCAACAAATCTACTTCTGTTGAATACAGCGGTAGTTTGACAATTTACCATAATACAGCTCTATTTGACAAAATGGTTGAAAAATACTTGAAAACTGGTGTTGACACATACTTTGACATGCAAGTAGTCAATCATGATCCGACTTCTAAAGCTGGTAGACGTTCTGTTATTCTCAAAGGCGTAAACCTTGATGAATTAACGGCAGCAGAATTCGATGCTGATGGTAAATATATCGAACAAGAACATAATTTCACTTATGAAGGTGTTAAATATGTTCAACATTTTAATGAATTAGATGGGATGCAAGCCTAGTGCTTGCTCCCCTTTTTTAATAGGAGAATTTTACAATGGCTGAAAATTTAAGTGCATTTCTAAAACAAAACGTAGAAGTAGTCAATGAAACAGAATATGTGGCATCTAAACGCATTAAAGGTGCTAATGGTGAGCCTATCGCATGGAAAATCAAGATATTAACTACTGATGAAACAGAAAAAATGCGTAAGAAACATACTAAACGAATTACAGACAGAATTACACGTCAATCCGAAGAACGCTTTGATATAACTGCATATAACGAAGAATTGATATCTAAAACTATTACATACCCTAATTTGTACGATGCTGAATTGCAAGATAATTGGGGTGTAACTGAACCTGTTGATTTAGTTAAAGCTATGCTTACACCTGGTGAATATGCTGACCTTTTAGCAGCTGCAACTGAGGCACAAGGCTTTGATGCTGGCATGAAAGATAAGGTAAAAGAAGTAAAAAACTCCTAGATTCCAATGAAACAGAAACGATGTTCGCATATTTGGCGTTTGTTAAATACCATATGCGACCTTCTGTTTTTGCGGAAATGAGTATAAATGAAAAAGCGGTAGTAATTGCTTTTATCCAACAACACGCAAAAGATGAGAAAAAAGAGTTGGATAAGGCAAAAGGGGGGTAATGAATGGCTACACTTTCAAACTATATAAGCCTATCAACTAATATTCCTAATGCAATGAACGCAGCCGCAAATGCAACCCAAAAAGCCTATCAATCAATGAACACGTTGCACAACAAAATGAATGGCGTATCAAATGCAAGCGAAACGCTAAAAGCTAGCCTTGGTGGCATCATGAATAGCTTTGCTGGTAACTTATTGGCAAATGCAGTCATGAATGGTGTTGGAATGGTTAGGGGTGCTATTGATTCAATCACAGATACGGCTGCAGAATGGGCAAGCGTACAAGCTAGATTGAAACTCGTGGCAGGCAGTCAAGAAAATGCCATTTATCTAAATAAGCAAATATTTGAATCTGCTCAACGTGCAAGAGGCGGATATATGGATATGGCTGATGCGGTAATTCAAGTATCACAATCGGCACATGATGCATTCCATGACCCTCGGCAAGCCGTAGAATTCATGGAAGGCATTCAAAAGGTATTCGCCATTGGTGGTGCATCGAAAATAGCACAAAGAAACGCTATGCTCCAATTAACGCAAGGCCTAGCGAGTGGGCAGTTACAAGGCGATGAATTCCGTTCAATCGCTGAAAATGCTCCAATGATTGAGAATATCATTGCTAAATCAATGGGGGTATCTCGTGGCGAACTTAAAAAACTAGCATCAGAGGGTAAAATTACTGCTGATGTGATAAAAAACGCTATCATGAATAATATGCCTGAAATCGAAAAGCAGTTTGAATCATTACCGAAAACTTGGGGTGATCATATGCAGTCGATTAAAAATAAAGCGGTTCAAGCATTTGAACCTGTATTCCAACGTATTTCTGACCTTGCCAATAATGAGGGAATACGTGAATTAGTTAATAACGTAACAGGAGCCATTCAAACTGTGGCACCTGTATTCTATTGGCTTGTAGGTGTGGTTGGTGAAACGATTAACACCTCTATATGGGCCTTTAACACGTTATCAAACTTTATCCGTCAACACTCGTCTATCATGTATTTAGCTATGATTGTATTAGGCGGTGTGATGGCTTATTACGCTATACAAGCTGGTATCGCAGCAGCAAGAACAATAGTAGCAGCTGGAGCAATGGCAATTAAAGCGGCGGCAGATTGGATAGAGACTGCAGCAATATTAGCAATGATAGTCGCGCAAGAGGGGTTAAATGCAGCGTTATATGCTTGCCCGTTGGTTTGGATAATTGGATTAATTGTGGCGGTTATTGCAGTATTTTACATTGCTATCGAAGTAATCAACTATTTTTGCGATACTAATATCAGCATATTGGGGATTGTAGTCGGTGCGTTCTATGCGTTTGGTTCTGTTATTTACAACGTATTTGCTTTTGGTTGGAATATCATTGCAGCGTTTGTTAATTTCTTGGCTAACGTGTTCAAAGACCCATTACATGCAGTATCTAATTTATTCATTGATATATGGAATGGTATTTGGGGATTTATCAAACAACGTATCAACGATATCATTGGTGCTATCAATAAAATCCCTGGCGTTAAAGTCGAGGAAGTTGGCGATTCAACTGGTATGTTACAACGCTTTGAAATTGCTGGTGGTGAAACTACTGTGATGTCTCAAATGAATTACACAAGTCCAGTTGCAGCGTTTGGAAAAGGTTATAACATAGGTAAAAACCTCAGCCTTGATAGTTTAAAACCTAATATGAATGGGCCTCAAACGCCTAAAGAATTTGACCCTAGCAAAATCACACCTGGTGGTGAACAGGATTCTGTGAATAAGACAGCCAGTAATACTGGCAAAACCGCTAAGAATACCGACAAAATGGCTAAAGCAATTGATATGACGAACGAGGAAATCAAAGCGTTGCGAGAAAGTGCTATCGATAAGTCATTGAAGAAATGGCAAGATGCTAACATCATTCACATTCAAATGAATAATGATGTGGAAATCAACAATGGTATTGATTTAGACGGATTTACAAGTAAAATTGCAAAAGGCTTAAAAGATACGTTCACAATTCAAAGAGAGGGGATATAAATGTACTATTTCTATTTAGGAACGATGCAAATACCAATTCCCCCTAAGGAATTAACCACTACTATTAATGGTAAGAATGAAACTATTGATTTGTTGGGTAAGGGTGAAGTTAATATCATAAATCCAGCTGGATTGACAGATATTTCATTTAAATTCCTTTTACCTAACTCAGACTATCCATTCAATGAATCGATGCTGTTTAAGTCTAAAAAAGCCAAGTATTACGTTGATGAACTCGAAAAGCTAAAAACAACTAAAACAAGATTTCAATTCATAGTAGTTAGAATGAAACCAGGCGGACAGATGCTATCAATGACTAATATGAAATGTACGCTTGAAAATTACAGTATCGATGAAGATGCTGATAATGGCTTTGACCATTACGCTAATGTATCGTTGAAACAGTGGAGAGATTGGGGAGCGAAACGCATTGAAGTAAAAACCGATAAAGATGGTACTGCAAAAGGTAGCGTTAAGTCGGACAGACCAACTGATGGTAAGGTAGCAGCATCTACGGCTAAAGTATCACGAGGTCAAACATTGCAACAAATGGTTAAAAAGCAATTAGGGAATACAGAAAACTTATTTCAAATTGCGGCACTTAATAAAATAGCCGTGCCAGCTATCTTGAGTGTAGGTCAAGTTATCCAATTGAAACGAGAAGGTAATAACGAATGGCTATAGAAAAGAAACCAGCAGAAAAAACTGTTGAAAAATCTCAAATTAATGGCACAATCGTTCCAATTCCTATGCCTGTTCAACTCCACTATGAACTAACAATCAGAAATAAAAGTACTGGTGATTTATGGCTTATAGAACCACAAGATGATGTCAAAATTACTAGGGCTGTTGATTGCATTCCTAGTAAAATGACATTCAAAGTGCCTAAAGACCCAAACCTCAATTTTGAAGAAGGTGATGCGGTAAAGTTTACTTTAAACGGTGGGGCCGTATTCTTTGGGTACATATTTGAGAAACAGCGTGATGGCAAGAATTCTATATCTGTTACTTGTTATGATCAGTTACGCTATTTAAAAAATAAAGACTGTTATGTTATCGGCGCTATGACTGCAACTGATTTTATCAAAATGGTAGCTGATGATTTTGGGTTAAAATGTGGTTATATGGATGATACCGTATGGAAAACTCCTGAGAAACCGCAAACCATATTCAAAGATAAGTCATTGCAAGAAATGATATGCCAATTACTTGATAAAACAGCCATATACACACCGAATCATGCGTTCTATCACTTGTACGATGATGCTGGAGAGTTACGGCTAGCATCATTTGAGACCATGAAAACAGATATTTACATTGATGATGAGTGCATGGAAGATGTGCAGTATACAACATCTATCGATAAAGACACTTATAACTATGTGAAGATTATTCGTACTGTTCCAAATGGTGCATCAAGCAAATTGGAGAATACTTTCATAGCTAAAGACGATAAGAACATCGAGAAATGGGGGAGATTACAATACTTGCTCATTCCTAAAGAAAAGGACGTCAACGCTGTAGCGCAAGCCAAGGCAATTATGGCTCACAAAAACAAAAAAAGCCGTGAGATTAAGTTGAAAAATGTCATTGGCGATGTGCGTGTGCGTGGCGGTTCATTGGTATATATTAATCGAAACTTTGGCGATATGATTGTTAATAATTACATGATGGTAACATCTGTTACTCATACATTTAAAACAGGTTTTCATGGAATGGATTTAGATTTACGATACGTTGAAAATGACGCAGCATATGAAGTTGCCAAAGATGAAGATGCGGAAGCAGTTAAGAAGATTGAAGCTGCTAAAAAGACTACGAGCGCATGGGCTGCTGGTGGAGTAGCTACTGGCGCAGGTGGTACAGCAGGTCAAGTCGATACTGCATTCCAAATGAATGATGGCCGTGTATCCCAATATGGTAGCGTTGGTTGTGCTGAACAAGTATGTGCGGCTGGTTCATATTACAATTCTGATTTAAAAGCAGAATATGACAAAGGAACGGCATCCGTTCCTACACTTCGCCAAAACCTAGAAGCGAAAGGATACGTTACCGAGCAATTTAACGGCTATGCCAATAAAGGCGATTTATTAATTTATGGCGATGATGATCATGTTGTAATTGCTGATGGTGCTGGTGGGTGCTTTGGTAACTCGTCTAGCCGTGGTTATGCTATGAAATATGGTAACGCAAATTATGCGTGGCATGATGACGAGGCACCAAATAAGATTATTAGAATGGGGGCTAAATAATGGATAGCGAATATATGAAAATGGTTAATACCATAAAGGAAATTGCTAGTACAGTTATTCAAAATGGTGAGCCTATGGAAGTAATCGTTGGCGAAGTTGTTAGTGTATCACCGCTTGCTATTAAAATAGACCCTAACCTAACCATTCCAGAAGGAAATATCATTCTTACTAAGAATACCTGTGAGTGGACTGTTGAAATGAGCGTTGACCATGTAACAGAAAATAGAGCGGGTGGCGGTGGTTATGCTGAATATGCAAGCCATAATCATGATTACACAGGGCGAAAGAAATTTCTTGTACATAATCAATTAGTAATGGGTGATAAGGTCATCATGTTAAAGGAAACTGGCGGACAACGCTATATAGCATTAGACCGTTGGTATAACCCAAATAGGGGGTGTACAACTAAGTAATGGCGGAAAATTTATTATTACCAAAACAAAGTAATGATACCCTTATTCCTGATACAGTAAATTATATTGAACCATCGCATACATATGATGTTGATTTTAGGACAGATAGCCAAATTAGAGGCTATGCGGATAAGTTGCGAGCTATGGAGCAAGCAATTTATAAAATCATCAATACTGAGCGATACCAATATATTATTTACAGTTGGAATTATGGTATAGAATTACAAGACTTATTCGGACAGCCTATTCCATATGTGTATGCTGAGTTACAACGGCGTATAGAAGAGGCTTTGCTGAATGACGATAGAATAACCAAGGTATATAACTTTGAGTTTAGTAATAATGGTGGCGATGTTATGACTGAATTTGATGTTGATACTATATATGGTACATTGCAAGGAATTAAGAAAGGGGTGAGCGGTATTGTATGAGCATATGACGGCTGACAGGATAGAAAAGCGAATGCTCGATAGGGTTAAGGACGAATTTGACCGCCGTGAGGGTAGTGTAATCTATGATGCTACTGCTCCAGCTAGTATCGAATTTGCAGAACTCTATATCCTAGCCGATGTTATATTGAAACAAGCATTTGCAAGGACTGCTGATAGAGAATTCTTAATTCTACGTGCAGCCGAATTTAATATCTACCCTGAGCCAGCTACACAAGGGGAGTTTGAGGCACAGTTTAATATGGACGTGCCTATTGGTTCTAGGTTTAATTACAATGAATACAATTTTATCGTAACGGAAGTATTAAATACTGATGAGCATACATATAAAATGCGTTGCGAACAATTTGGGCGTTCCCCTAACTTTGTAACAGGTGATATTACACCAATTCAAGGTATTAATGGTTTAACTACCGCTAAAATCTTGAAGAATATCACACCAGGAGAAGATGAGGAAGAAACAGAAGTATTCCGTCAACGCTACTTTGAGGCTTTGAAATCTAAAGCCTATGGCGGTAATGGTGCTGATTATAAAGAAAAGGTGTTAGCCATTCCTGGTGTTGGTGGTGTTAAGGTATACCGATGTTGGAATGGTGGCGGTACTGTTAAATTGGTAGTGTTAAACAGTGATTACGGCCCAGCAGATGATGAACTTATAAAAGAGGTTGAGAACGTTATAGATCCGATGCCTAAAGGTAAGGGGTACGGACTAGCACCTATTGGGCATACTGTAACAGTAGTTAAGGCTGAACCTGTTACAATTAATTACACAATTGAAGTAACTATGACACAAGGCCATCAAGTGGCAGAAATCAAGAATGCCATTGAAACGGCTATTAAAGAACGCTTAATCAATCGTTGTAAAGAATGGGCAAAACAAGATGAAAATCAATTCATCACAGTGCGTTCTAGCATTGTAACTGCATTGACGGTAGAACTACCTAACGTGCTAGACGTTGGACACATTCAGATTAATGGACAGGATATACCAAAGCTAGAACTAAAGGATAATCAAATCCCTGTAATGGGTACGATTAATTTGGTGGCTGTATGATTACAGATTTTGGAATATTTAAGCGTGATATAGATGTATCACAATTTGCCGTTCCATTAACTCGTGATTCTCGTGATATACAAGAAGTGTATCGTGTAGAAAACGCAGAATTAAATATACTATGGGAATTAATGCTCGGAATATTCAGGGAAGAATACATCTATACCGCATCAGACTATGGACTAGATGCATGGGAGAAAATACTTGATATTTCACCTGTTAATTTAAAAGACACACAAGGACGTAGAAACGAGATACTATCAGTATTAATCGGTCAACGTCCTTTTACTATGCCTAAAGTACAGGAAATGCTTGATTTCAAGTACGGAAAAGGGATAGTAACTCATAATGTAAACGGCAATGCATACGAATATTGGCTAGATTTTAAACCAGGCAATGAATACCTACTATTTAATGTTTGGGAATATGTTGAGCCAATCATTCCTAAAAATTTAATTATCAAATTTAAAAGTACAACTAAACTATCACAATCTGTATATATCGGTGGTGTGGTTGATGTTAAGGAAATCATTAGGATTGATGCAAAAATCAATATTGATGAGTTAAACACATCGAACAATACATATATCGGTGGTGTGGTTGATGTTAAGGAAATCATTAGAATTTAGGGGGTAACATGGCGAAATATCCTAGTATTTCTCAAACTAAAAATGGACGTATCTTGATTGCAAAATCAAATGCGACTGGTAAAGCGTTAGTGCCTATCAAAGTAGTAACTGGCGATGGACAATTAACCAATCAAAATATTGAAACAATGGAAAATGTCATTAATCCGTTGTTGGAATTGCCTTTTGCATCTCCAGGGCGATTCGTTAAAGAAGGACAATTTCAATTAGATTTCGCATTAAGCAATGAACACCTAGAACATGGCTTTTATGCTCGTGAAATTGGTGTATTTGCAAAATTAAATGGTGAAGATGATAGTATGGCTGTTATGATCGCATACACTAATGGCGGTAACTTTGTAGATTATATTCCAGCAAAAGACACACCAATTAATTCAAAAGTGTTTGAAATTACAATTGCAGTAGATAACGCAGCAAATGTTGTAGTACAACGTAGTGATGCGGCTTACATCACGGCTGGCGAAATGGAACGTCATAATACCGATGCAAACGCACATGGTGGACTTTTACAAAAAGTAAAAACTAAATTAGCCACTCATAACACAGATATTTCATCTCATCCAGCGATTACGGCTATGATTGCAAAAATCCTTGGTGCGACTAACTGGCAAGAAAATCCAGTTGCTACATTGAAGGATATAAAAAATCTTCTTGGAATGGGTGGCATCGTGGCACAAAGGCTTGAGGAGAATGGGTTTGTTAAATTTGCCAATGGATTCACTATCCAATGGGGAGTAAGCGGCGAAGATGGACAGCTGCATAGTTGGATACTTCCTTATTCTGCCTGCTTTTTCGCTAAGGCGGAGTACCAAAATATACCACGTAAGAATTGGAATTTAATACTAGAATATACCTTATTAAATTTTAGAATTCGTCTTGAAAATGATGATGCTTTTGTATATCCAGATGTCAAATGCAGCGTATTTTCGTTTGGTATTTCCTCCTAATAACCAACAGCTAAATATACTACCCCATTAACTGTATATTGTGCGTGGCTTGCATCAGCGACCAAAGTAAATCCCACGTTACTTTTATTTGTAAAATAAAAAACCTCATTACCACCCACTGCAACATTATGTTCAATAGACGTCCAGATACCGAGACATTTATTGTTAAATAACGTAGGAAAAGTAACAGGATAGGTTAATCCGTCATATGCAGTTACACTTTTCTTGTATCCCCATTGGATAGTGAATCCATTGGCAAATTTCACAAACCCGTTTTCTTCAAGCCTTTGTGCTACAATACCGCCCATTCCAAGAGTATTTTTTATATCCTTCAATGTAGCAACTGGATTTTCTTGCCAATTAGTCGCACCAAGGATTTTGGCAATCATAGCCGTAATCTCTGGATGAGATGAAAGATCTGTATTATGAGTGGCTAATTGAGTCTTTAAATTTTGAAGAAGGCCTCCGTGTGCCTCAGGATCTGTGTTGTGTGCTTCCAAATCATGCACAGAGGCTACCCCGTTATCGGAAACGATTGCTTGCACATTTTCCGCATTGCCAATTACGGTAGTGATAGTAAACGTGTAGCTATCCATCGGCGTATTCTTATCAGGAATGTAGTCAACATAGTTGCCGCCGTTTGTGTAAGAGAATAGCACCTCTTGCCCGTTTTCACCTGCTTTGGCCATGAGCCCTATTTCTCGTGCATAAAAACCGGCTTCAAGGTTTTTATTCGAGAGTAGCCCTTGCACCATGAATTGTCCATCACCTGTTTTAACACTTTTAGTAATCGCCAATTCCAGGCGCTTATCAGTCAATGCCGTAGCGCGTGGAATTGATGCGGGCATGTCGCCTGCACCGATAACGATTTTTGTAAAAATCAAAGCCTGCTTACTAGCATTAGCTTCCGCAATAGTATTTGTCCCCGCCATTGTAGTAATGACGGCAGGATATTTTGCCATGTAGACCTCCTATATATGAATAAATTGGTGAACGGTAATTACGCCACCGACATAAAGCTGTTGCGTTTGTGGTCCTGTCGCGATTGTAAGGCTTGGTTCAGCTACGGCACTGCCTGCCGCTGTTGCAATACCACCGACATACACACCGCCTGAATTAATAGCGTGCACATATTCGATACCATCTAGCCAGGACCTTTTATTCTTGACGAATTCTAATATACGGAGCACGCGCTCTCGTATATTCGGTGTCATCATATAACCGGACATCTGGAGTTTGAAATGATAAGGCTTCCCGTCCTCGTAGCCCCAGTTCTCCACAACTTCGCAGTCTGAATACAGTTCGCCGATAGCTTCCTCAACTAATCCAACTGTGCCCTTTCTTCGATGCCAAGCGATAGAACTCAAAATTAATTTAATCTTTTGTTCTCTAGCTACAGCTTCATCGTAGAAGTCCACATGTAAGTGCCAAGCTAGCTCATCAAGTATTGGCGTACTTAGCTCGGTGAGATGAGACAGGATTGTTAATCTATCCGCAAAGGGCATTAAGGCCATTAGACGTATGGTAATTACTTCGGCCAAAGCTTGGATATTCGTATCACTCCCAATCGAGCTCGGCAGAGTATCCTTTAGCTTAAATTTGTAGAGATCATTCATGCTCTACACCCCCATATGTGATAGTCTTACCAGTACACTGTGCCAATTCCACTTGATAGCCATCTTCCTTCTTGCCGTCTTTCACAACAGTAAATACAGGGGATGTTACGCTAACACGTTTAGCCCCAGCTTCCATTACACGGCGAATCAATTCGGACGGAATGATGTCACGCCCTACTTTGCCGGACTGCCATTGTATATAATCCGTAACCGCCGCATCGACTCTACTCTTAATCGTGTCCGCATAATACGAATTATCCGAATCAATGTAGTACTGCATATCGATACTATAATTCTTAGCAATTGGCGCTTTTACGGACACATTATCGGTAAGCGGCCGCACTTTCTTATCAGTAAGAGTCGCTTCCACTAATTTAAGAATTTCTTCTCCGGCTATTTCGCCAGATACAAGACCCGGATATACAACCACATCCCCCGGTTTAGGCGATACTACTTTTACAGAACTGATAAGAGCAGATGCTTTTTTGGTAAAAAATTCATAAGCCCCTTCCGCACCAGCACATGAGAAGCTTTCAGGAGCTTCCCTGATACGTTCACGGAACGCATCGTCCGTCTCCGTATCGGCGCCACCTTCAGAGATTGTAATATTGGTTACACTTGCGATATACGGAATCGGATCCACAAGAGTGGTAATCGCCCCTGCTGGATATCCATTCCCTTTAGCTGAAGCTTCTGTGCATACCGCTTTTACTTGTATCGTGGTTTGTGTAGCAGATAGATAGTAAGGCTCTGTAGTTGCAAAAAACACGTTATCACCTGAAGTAAAGCGTGTACCTTTTGGAATGGCTATGCCTTCGGGTCTTGCCATTGATGCGGTTAACTTCATAGTAGTGACTGCGCCCGCAGCTTGTAAGCGTTCCACACCTAACGCAATGCCGATATGGTCTAAGTTATTTCCCCTAGCATAGGCCAGAAGATTCTGCTTGCCCGTATCGTTGATGCGGTTTAACAATAAAATCACAATATTAGTAATCGTTAATAGGAATAAGCGAATAGGGTCCGCCGGTGCTAACTTTCGCCCAGTAACAGAGGTGTAGAGGGCGAATATTTCCTTTTCAACGGCTTCTTTATCCGCCGTGACAAAGTTGATTTCAGGTAAATTCATTATTATCGCCTCCACGGTGGTAAATTAATAGTCGCCCTTATATCTACATCAGGGCATTTCAAAATAAGGTTAGCGGGCAATATCACATATTGAGCGTACTCTTGATTGGCTTCTAGCAGCACGCTCATATAAGCTTCATTGCCATACACTTTAAATGCGATACCGTCCCACATATCGCCTTGGATGGTTCTATATTGATTCATAGCCACCTACACTTTCTAGCCATTCATCTTTTATAGCAATCGATACCTTAGGCAGCAAATGTCCTTCTTCCGCATCAGTTGCTTCTGTGCTTTCAAAGTCAACGGACACAACTCTACATCGTGGCTCATATTCCGTAATTGCCCGAATCACCTCTGCAGATATTCTGGCCATTGCTACCGGTAGTGGTAGGTCAATGACGGTTCCATCAATACCAAATCGCCTATCAAGGGGTACGGAAAATTGCGTTGTAGAAATAATGGTCCGCACATTTTGAATGATTTCAGTAAGAATATCCTTGGGGGCAAAATCAATACCCTCAAGACGAGCACTTACATCAATTTGCATTTGTATCGCCTCCCTGCTTAGGTGTAATCACAACTTTAGGAATATCCGGAGCTTCTTTCAGCGTTACATTGATGGATGCAGACAACACGTTGCCCCGATTATCAATCGTGTTCATCGCTGCACTTATACTGGTAATCAGTAATTTATGCTCACTAAAGGGCTTCCCGTTAATAATCAACTGTTCGGCGTGCCCTTCTCGGCACATCTTGGCCACTTCTTCGATTTCTTTTAATGGATCAACGCCCAATAGCTTATTAAAGTTCATCGTAAAAGTGATATCATCCGCATCAGGTCCTAGAAATTCAAGTATCGGCTTTTGCCCTATAATTTCATGAGATGCTGTTCGTGCGTTGATATTCCGTGCCAATGCATCAAACGTACGCACTGTATGAGAAGATGCCACAAACACAATTTTTCCAAAGCTTCCTAATTGGCGTTGTGGTAGATATCCTCCTAGGCCAAACTTATCAGCTAAATTAGATAGACGAGAGTAAGCCACATCGCCTAATTGTGTATTTTGTAAATCCTTTAAACCTTGTGAATTAAGGTTCTTCTTATAGTTGGCAGCAGTACTGCCTAATTTACTAAATAATGATATGTTACTCACCTCCTATCCGTTCGGCGTTCCTGTGCTTCCGCCACCTGGAACAACGCCGCCGTGCGTATGTGACACTAAACTAATTCCGTTAACCACTACATCCCCAGAAGTGGCATTTATAGTTAAATTACCGGTGCAATTAATAACAAGGCCCCCTCCGTCCGCATCATATGAGACTGTCGAGCCGTCCGCAAATTTAATGCCGTGGATATTTTGGCCATTAAAAGAAGGCT